TTGACACACCTTCTTTTTCAATCTTTCAAGGTATCAAATCGCTATTCTTTAGAAAACATAAAAAGATGGCAGAGAATTATATCGTTAATTATCAGATAAACGTGAACTCCAACCCAGCATTGGAGTCTATACGTAAGTTTCAGCAAGCCACGGCTGAAATGGAAGCGTTGACAAAACGCTTTGATGTTATTGCAAAAAGCATTGGCAAAGTCAACTCTGCATTGGCTTCTATCAATACAAAACCAATTGATATAAAAATTAATACCAGCGCAGCAGAGCAAGGCCTCAAACGTATATTGGGACACCTGGAGGCAATCAAGAAACAATCAAAAGCTGTATTGGGTGGGGCGGCAAGTAAGCCTTTGTATTCATTTTCGGATATAAAGAAGCTTCACAACACTATCAATTCAATAAACGGTACTTTAATACAGCCAAAGGCTAATACGGATAACGCCATAAAAAGTCTCGACAAATTATTGGCGAAAATTAATGAGATTAAATCAAATAGCAGGATTACCATAACAGCAAGCGCTGCCGGAGCCTCCAAAGCAGCTTCCAGCAATACCTCCAGAGCCGGTATCCCAGTTGTACGCATGGCAAGGGAAACAGGAGCTGGACACAGTACCTACTTATACCCGTCTACCCGACAGGTATTGGGGCCAACATATGCTAATACGGGAACAAATGTTGCTGGAGAAATGATTAAGGGCATGGGGGTTGCCTATGGACTCAGCTCTTTAATGTCGGGGGTAACTTCTGTTTTTAGGGATGCTTCTGCCTATGATAACATAACTCAAACCACTAAAAACATCCTTCAGGCTCACGATAAAAATATAGGTTTCGAGGCCCGATTTGACGAAATGAACCAACTCATGCGCCAGGTTGGTGTGGAAACCAAATATACGGCTCCGCAAGTTGCTGAAGCCGGTAAATTCTTGGCTATGGCGGGGTTTGATGTTGATCAGATAAAACAAGCCGTTCGCCCTATATCAGATATTGCACTTGTTGGTGATACAGATTTGGGAGAGACAGCGGATGTCGTAACCAACATTATGACCGCTTATGAAATCCCCGCAAAGCAAATGGATAACACAGCCGATATTCTTACAATGACATTCACAAAAACAAACACAACATTGTTGGAGTTGGCAGAATCATTTAAGTATGCTGGTACGGTAGCTCACCAATCAGGACTGGATTTTGAAACAGCATCTGCTGCATTAGGTGTATTGGGCGATGCCGGTTTGAAAGGTTCTCATGCAGGTACAACATTGCGTATGATGTTGTTAAATATGATGAACCCTACAAAAAGGGGACAAGAAGCGTGGGATTTATTAGGTATTAGTACCAAAGACAAGAACGGCAACCTGAGGAATTTTACTGATATTTTGAGCGAATTGCATGAGAAGCAGCAAAGTATATCTTCCGGTGATTTTACAACATTAATCAACGAAATGTTCAGAGTTACCGCAGCGCCGGGTGCGTTGGCATTGATAAATAATGTGGGAAAGGTGCAAGAAGTAACCGGACTCAACAAAAATTCAATGGGGCTTGCTTCAAATTTGGCTGATGAGAAGAAAAACACCATACAGGGTCTGTGGTATCAGATGACTTCCGCATTTACGGAAACTGGAATGCAAGGATTTGAACAGATGCAGGGAGCAATCCGTGATTTTCTCCAACGAATGATTGAGTTGATGAAATCTCCCCAATTTGCCACAGCATTGAAAAACGCAATGGATATGTTCTTGAAAATAACCAATGTAATTGTTGACGTATTTAACAAGATTATGACCATGTGGAATTTGGTACCCAATTGGGGTAGAACAGCATTACAATGGTTTATAAAAATCCAAATGGTATCAGGTGTTGTTGCGGGAATCGGGCAGAGTATATTAAGTACTGTGTTGATGGTACGTGCAGTGTTTATGGGAGATTGGTTATCAAAATTCCTTTTAAAACCTCTTTTTACTGCTCTTGTCTATATGGTACGGATATATAATATAGAAAAAAGTATTTATGGTCTAAGTAAGGGAAGAGCAATTCTTAATACATTGGGCGGTAGCTTGCGGTACGGTGGTGGTAAAATCAAACAGTGGCTTGTTAGTGGAGAATCAATAGGTAATATTGTTGCAAATAGTGGCGGTAAAACAATAAATAATCTTACCCAAATGGGTGGAGCAACACTATGGGGAATTATAAAAAAAATTACGCGTTCTTTATTAACCAAACCTATGGGCTGGGGCTTTATGGTAGGAGCAGCTATCATTCATATAGGTTCTAAGATTGATGACGCATATAAAATAACAGAAGCCGCCCGCCAGGCCAATGAAGCATGGGCACAAAGTTATCGTAATTTGAATGTCGACAAACTTAAATTGTCAGACCCAGATGCTTTAATGATAGGTAATATGCGCATATTCAATAACGAATTGTTAACCCAAAACGAGCGTATTGCCCAGTCTACTGAATTATGGCATCGTTATTGGATAGAAAAGAACGGTTCCAAACAAAGCGTGGATGATCAGACCAAGTTCTTTGATACAGCCGCAGGCAGAGATCCGGAATTGCTACAACGATTGGAAGCCGCAGACCAATGGACAGGCGTAGATAAAACTTTCCGCTCATTGTTCAATGCTTTGGGAATGAAGCAGACTTTCCAAAAAGGATTGAACGGGGAAAATTATTATGCGTATGAATTGCACGGACGTACTTTAAGCGGAACAAATACAAATGTTTTTGCGAGTAATGGAGAAATAAGCGAACAGGTAGCCGTTCAAATGATGCTGGCTCAATTGGCGGATCATAATTCCAAAGAGAATCTGGATTTGAGCAAATATCTTTTGCACACAGCCACTTCTGCTCGCAATTCCAAGGATTTGTCTAATATATTAAGGAATGCCGCAGATAGGTTTATTCCTAAAATGGGTAGTTGGGATCCTAAATGGGATTGGATTAGTGCAGAAACATTCCACGATGACATGACTGAAGGGGACGTGCACCGTTCACAAGCGTATATACGGCACCTGATTAAGATTATGCAGGGAACAATTAGCGCGTGGAACGATTATGCTTCAATTCTTAGGGATTTTGAATCCGGCCAAACCATAGACCCTATAAGAACCCAAAGAATATTACAAGGATTGTTTGGCCCCTTATTTGATCCTACAGAAGGGTTGTTCGGAACCGAAGGTTGGACCAAGCGCGTGCAGGATATTGTAAACAATCCAGATAAATATAATTTAGAGAGCGAACAGGCTGCTGTTGATTATATTACAGAAACATTTGACCGATTGCTTTCCTGGTATGATGATTTATATTCCGGGCACAAATCATTGTTTGCCCCGTTCATAAACCGAACGCCTATACAGAATCTTTTGAAAGAAGGGGATGTACTGCCAGCTGGTGGATTTTATGGACCTAAGGGCGAAGGGGAGACCGCAATCTTTGGTGGTGTAAAGTATGTATCAAAGTCGGTTGCTCCATACGCTACCCCTCAATGGGTAGATACAACCGGGAAAATATATACTCCCAAATCAGGCAAGGACGCCTTTCAATTGGATCCGACAACAGACCAAGATTTGGCTTCCAGTATTCATAATGGTTTGGACCAATCTAAATACAAAAGCCATTATAATAATTACAATGCCGCTCCCAAACAAATGATAGTACGTATTGAGAATTTAATGCGCGTTGATCACCAAACCATTGATATGACGGATGAGAGGCAGTCTGCGGCACTGGCAAATATAAAACGGGAAATGGCCGCAGCTTTATTAGATGTAGTTCAAGATTTTAATGAAAATATAGCATAATATGAGTTTTGTCAGTTCTTCATTTTCTAAATTAACAATAAATGTCGGCAATGGGTTAGCGCATACAGGTATAAATGCAGCTTTTTATGCCGCTAATTATAAAAAAAGAGATGGTCAGTTGAAGTTTATATCCAATAGAGGATACAGTAATGTGTTTGTGTACGCTGCAAAAAGAACAATGATGCAGATGACTTTTGCCACCATCAATGACCTTTATCCTAAATATATACGCCAGTTGGACAGAAAAAAAACTGCTGAGTCTTATCAAAATAATCAGGGAAAAGAACTCCAAAAAATCATAGAGAATGGTCAGAAAACAGATCAAGACACCTTTAATAAGCAGGGGGTAACTTTAAAGTATCGGGGAAAGCCGGCGAACGAGGGGTTACTTCTTTGGATTAAAAACGAGAGCGGCCAGCCACAATCAACGGCTTTTAATACATATTGGGATAAAATAAAGGGGCTAAGTAATGAAGCTGCTGTCAGTTCTTCGCTAAATGCAGCTACAGAGGTAAAAGTGCCTGGAGAATTGGTGTTCTTGGATTTGGGAGCCATTGTGCAGGCACAGAGTTCTAACAATCTCGTGCTTACTAAGGTGCAGGGGCGAGATTGTTCTCGTAAAGAATTGATTTCAGGGGGCGACGTTAGTTTCACTGTAACAGGAGAAATTACAAGTAATTATCCGGACGTATATCCATATGCAGAAGTATCCAAATTCATTACATTAATGCAACACAAGGGTGTTATTCAGGTATTTAACCTGATGTTCCAGCAATTTAATGTTACTCAAATTCTGATTAAAGATTTCAATATGGGGCAGAAAAAGGGGTTCAAGAATGTTCAACCGTACAGCTTCACATGTGTTGCCGTTGAACCTGATGATGCAGTAAAAGTCGTTGAAGACACTATCAATGGAACTAATATTGAAATATCGCAAATGAATAAAAAGGGGTGGGCTAAGGTGTTGCTTGACCAGGTAAAAGCATCTGCTGCCAATCAGGCTGCCCAGATGATAGAAACATTAACATCAAATGTGATTTAATTATGAAGAGTTCTAATGCAATCGCATACCAAGACGGATTGGACATCTTGGTATGCAAAATTATAATTTGGGAACCAGCCGATAAACAGGTTATAGACATTAGCGATCCGGACGAGAACAAGTGCCTGGTATTGCGTGAATGTCAAAGTATAGAAATAGAAGAGTCTTATAAAAAACTTATAGGTACAGCTTCTGTAAGATTTCCAAGAGGAACTGTGATAAAACGTACTGTTACAGCTAATGGAATAGAAGAAGATGGGGTTACTTCTATATACACCGAACGTTTGAACGATGGGGCAATAATCGAAAAGCGTCCCGGTTATTCAGTGGCCCAACCAAAAGACTTTAAAGTTGGGCAACGAATCCGTATATATTTAGGATATTACCGGGACAAAGGAAAAATATTTGCGAACGAAAAAGTCCGCCAGCAAGAAATGGAAAAAGAAGCGTTGGGACACGCGCCTAATTTTGATGGATATATTGTCAAATGTGGCGTCTCCACTCCAATAGAAATCAAATGTGAAAGTGTTGCGAGTAACCTTAAACGGAAGACTTGCCCAAACATCCTGATAAACAATGCTACCATTTCAGATTTATTAAAGGCTGGAGGAAAGTACGATCTATTGAAAGGCACAGGATTGGAGTTACACCCAGACACCTTAAAAGAGAAAATAAACATCGGAAAAATCCAATTAAGTGATGACCTTACGATAGCAGATGTACTAACCGAATGGGGAAAATATGGTTTGTATTGTTTTCTCTGTTATGATAACGACAAGCCATATATAAAGGTTGGAATGCCCTTTTCCAAGAACAAAAACATGCTTATAGAGAACGACAGCGAACCATCAATGGGAACATTGATTCAATTCAATTACCATGTGGCAAATGACAACCTTACACTAATGAACGTAGATCCGGCATATCTGGCTGTTTCAGCCGAGGGATTCCGAATGGAAGGAAAAAAGCAGATTAAATATAGTATAACTATAAGGCTAAATCCGGAATGGACTGGAAGCAGCGACACCGAACACAAGAAGTTTCAACTTCTCAATGAAACCAAACTGAGTACAAAAGCTATGAAGTTGGGGGCGGTCACTAAATCCAAGTCCAGAGACCGTGTTGATTTAAGCAAATACACTGTTATCCCCTACATATCCAGAAAAATAGGTGTTACAGAAAGCGAATTGGTTCAGGAAGCTGAAGAATATTTTGAGAATTATAACCAAAATGGAGTGGATGGAACCTTGGTTATATTCGGAGATCTAAACATTAAAGCTGCTGCAAAAGTTGAGTTATTAGATTTCAGAGAACCTGAGAAAAACGGTTGGTATCGTGTAGAAGAAGTGAATACGAAATTTGGAGTGAGTGGTTTTCGGCAAACCCTGAAATTGCCGTATTGCATAGCAAAACCCGAAAAAGAATAATTATATGAAACACATCACAAACGATTTAAGCGCAAACGAAACTATCTATGAAGCAATCAGGCAAATAGCTTTTCATAAGTTAGTTAATCCACGTACCAACGTAATGAAAAACACATCTAAAATATCAGGTTACGTTGTAAAAGTTCATACTGACGCTGATGATGCGCTGTGTGGAACGGTGGATGTACAAGAATATTTATCAAGCCTTTCAGAACAACAGTCTTTGGAAAATGGCTTGCCGGTAGGTTTGCATGAAGGGGTGTACCTTTCTGCTATCCAAAACAATGAAAACGGTATGGTGATTATCCCTTATCTTTATTCAGACGTAGTAATCACAACAGACCCCGCAACATTGCGTGAATACGTTATCCAATATTCTCATGCTGACACAGTACAAATAGATGCACACAATAAAGTTGTTATTGGGGTCACAGAAACCAAGGAATGGGAGGACTCTGAGGACTCTCCTGATATAGATGAACTGGAAAAGACAGGGGTTCATGCGCACACCACTTACACCCCTGTATCTATATTGTCAGAGGTAGCTAAGGGGGATAATGAATCAGATAAAAGTATTTTTCAAGTCACTGCTGATAACATTGTATCTCAGCATGATAAAAGCCAAATACTTCTTGATGCTAAACAGATTTTAGCTAAATACAATGCTAAGGAAATTGTAATAAAAGAGGATGGGGTGTATTTGGGTAGCGGCAGCGCTAAGGAACCCGGCGTATTAGGAAATCAATTAGCAACTTTATTGGTTGATTGGTTAGGAACATTATCCCAAATGATGACACCAACAATGATGGGTCCTCAGCCACCAGCTAACTTAGCAAAATTTGTGTCTCTACAAGCAAAAGTTAATTCATATAAGGCATCCATATCAGGATTTTTATCAAAAACCGTAAAAATCGCAGAATAATGGCAAAACTAAATGAAGGTATATCACAAATAGAAAAGGGGAGCATACTGGAAACAATGTACAATCGTTTCGTGTCAGGTATGGAGCAAGCGTCTCACGAAACGCTCCCTGATTTTACAGGGCCAGAGTACGTTGATGGATATGTAGTAAATGAAGAGAAGATTAATGCTGAAATAAACGATTATGAAGATATTACCCGAAAAAACGCCGCTTATTTATTGGCAAATACGATTGTCGGTAGTTTGACAGGAGGAGGCGGTGATGGCGGGGGAGGTGGAGGCGGTTTTGTTTCCATCAACGGTGATTCTATGGCGGGGAAATTGAACGCCTTGTATGGTTTTGCGGCAGGATTTAATGGCATCAAAATTCTGGATGTCTATCAAATTTCTAAGCCTAACCAAGATAAAAAGACAAGCATCGTCTCTATTGATGGAGAATTGCATTTGTCTTCATGCGGACTGTATATCAATAATGCGAATATACTAAAGTATGAGAACTATATACTGTCCATTAAAGCAGGCAATATATTATTGGACGGTAATGTCATGTGCAGTGGGCGCATCACATTAGAAGAACTGGAGATTTCCAATAACGGTATTAAGTATAAAGATTATGACTTTTATCATGCCGGCAACTCTAACAAAGAAGATGTTAGCTGGACCATGAAAGACGGAACAGTTGCAGGAAACTTATCTGTATCAGGAGACGGTGTTTTTGGATCTTCAGTGTCTGCTTTGTATGGTGTTAAATTAGGGTTTGAAGGTACAGATGTATTGTCCGTTTCAGCTCCAAGATTAGCCCAATTAAGGGGCGATTTGAACCTAATTGGATGGGTAGGGATACAGTTGAATGGAAATTACGTTATTCATGCAAAAAACAGCAATATCATATCTTTTTCTGCCAATGATAAAATTCTAAATTTTGGGGATGATGGCACCAAACAAATAAATCTACAAACCAGTGTTTACGATGATGACGGTGAATATGAATTGATTTCAAAGTTCGGTTCTGCTTATTTCCCCGCATCGTTTAAAGCCGGTCATGGATTAGGAAATGTATTGGTTGAGACATACAAGAAATCTTCCGAAGATGCAGGATTAATTTTCAAACGTTACATAAGATTCAATACAGAAGACGGGCCAGGGTTTTATAGTAACGGTGATACGATATTCCTTGAGGCTCCATTCAAATATAATAAAGGATCTGGAGATAATGTCACTCCGACAGTAGAAGTAAAAGAGTCATCTTTCGGCTATATAGAATCATCAAGTTTATACGCACCGTTAAACCGAAAGTCATCCAGTCTTAAATTTTCTACAGACGCTGATTTCTTTGTTTTTAATAAAGCTATTGAGGGGGAAAATTCAATAGGAATTGCAAATTCTAAAACCCGCCTTCTTGACAATGAACTATTCTTTAATGATTCAATCTACTGGCTGGCTTTGGAAAATGGGGTTAAGCATTACGGTGATGCCTATTTTGTGAACAATATTGGCTCCGTTGTTTTCTCCAGTGGTTTTGCAGGAAGCGGTTGGGGGATTATTCAAAATTTATTGACTGGCAATATAGAAGCGACATTTGATGGGCTTACAATTCGTAAAAAAGCAAGGTTCTATGAATTGGAAGTACAAAAGCAATCTGTTACTAATGGGTCTTTGTGGGTCAGTGACTCTTGTTCCGGAGACTTGGTAGAAGAAATAGCATAAATGGCAATATACACATTCAAAAAATATAAAATTTCTCTTCAACACGACACAAAAAAAACTCAAGGATTACGCACCGGAGATATAATCAGAAGACAATATTTTGACGGTAAAAATTTGGTTTATTCCTTAATGTGTGTATTAAATTACGGAAAGGAAGAGGTACTTGATCCTAAAACCGGCAGAACTGTTGAACGTAATTATTTTATAGGAGCATTGCTCGAAGGTGATGTGCCAAAATCGGAGCAGATATTGGATTTTGCACGCATCACCAATTTATTTGACACTTCCCGTTCCGGCGCTATGTATTTGACAGGCTCTGATGACCAGTCACCATACATGGATGTAATAGATGGCATTGGAAGAAATGCCAGCTTGTGTTGGCCTGAAAATGTAGCTACAAAAGATTATACAAACCCAAAATCTCAGTATATAGTGAAGGGGGCGGTAGATGCTGATTACCAGCCGTCAATAGAGGATAACTATCGGGTGCTCCATTTAAAACGACAGGATACAGAGGATAAAAACTTTATTGGAATTCAACAAGACTTCAAAGAATACGTCAAAAATCCCAATAGAGTGCTCATATCTTATAAAATCAAGTCTTCCAGTGAATTATCCTGCAAGATAAGTTTGGGCTTTCAGGACGGCACACGGATTGATGGAGAAGAGGATTATACAGTCACGACAGATTGGCAATACAAACTACATGCTGTTACCATTGATTATTCAGGAAGGTATTTACGTACTCTAAAATTGGATACATCTTCCATGAAAGCACATGATGAAGTATGGATAGCGGACTTCAATATCATTTTGCTTTCCAGTGTTACCAATTTTAATGATGCTTGTCACACTCGTGTAGGAAAGCTAACCGGCATTATAGACCCTGTTTTTGGGCAGTTGGATAGTTATGGAAGTTATATACAAAAACTTTTTGCTTCTGGCTCTGCTCATATATCAGGAACTTTAACAGCAGGGGATGAAAACGGATTTGCTGCAACCTTTTATGCAGGAAAGATACATAGAAATACTTTCGTTAACTCATTGAATGTGGAGTTTACAACACCTGTAATCACGGATGATCATATTGACAACCCAACAGGTATAGGTAATGTGTATAAGATTGATGGCAATGCCACAATGAGGGCACAGACCAATAAATGGCTATTGAAAAATATAGGCCAATCTTATACCTTATCGTTTTGGCTGTATGCTGAGGCTGGTGGACAACTCTCAGTACTTCAAAACAATAAGGTTATTGGCACTATACAAATAGAAGAAAGTGCAACCTTATATTGGCAAAGACACAAAATCTCTTTTGAGTTACAGTCCCCACAAGAGAATGATGACTTAACGATTTCCTTACTTCCAGAATTAGTTGATCCAAGTGCATACATTTATTTTGTTGCTCCACAATTAGAGTCAGGTAATACAGCTACCCAATACCAACCAACAGACGATGTATTGAGAGAAACCAATGATTATGGTGCATGGTTCAATAGAGGAGGGATTGGCGGAACAATTCAAAACCCATTATTACAACTGAATTTTGATGGGAAAGGCGGTATTGGTACTAAAAATAAGTCGTTTTTTCTCGGATACGATGGCTCTGGGTATTTGGCAAACAAAAATATAGAATGGGATCATGATGGACATGTTGTTCTTGGGGATGATGTCACTATATCATGGGGTAACATTGCAAATACTCCAGGTTGGATTGATGATTGGGATTCTAATAAAACTGTGATTGGTGGCGAATCATTGATTACACCCAAAATCTTTGTTGGTAAAAAAATAGAAAATGAAGAAGGGTTAACAAATATCACAGGAGTTTATATAGGTCCTAATGGCAATGGAGCAGGCGTTTACGGATATAAAGAAGGCATTGACATATTTCATATTAATGAACGTGAGGGGAAAATTGCAGGCTGGGTAATAGATACTAATAAAATTTGTACTGAAGATTTAAAGCTATCCATTAATGCTGAGGGCAGTATAATAGCTCAAAATGAGTATGCAGAAGTTTTATGGGGGATATACAAAAGCGGTAAGGCAATATTTTCCAAAAACAATGTTCGATTTTTAGAAGATGGGTCTGCATATTTTAAAGGAGAAATTGAATCTGCTTCTGGAAAAATAGCAAATTGGACAATAAAAGAAGACGCCATATACATGGGTCAATTCTCCGATACCGGAACCACAGCAAGTCCAGAAGATATTACAATTGGGAAAACAGGTCTGAGAGGCTACAGTTGGTATTTAAACAGTAATGGTGACGGTGCATTAGGACATGGGTGTATTAGTTGGAACAGTAAGGGACAAGCCAATATCACATCTACAAAATCCGCAATGTTGGTGGCTGTAGATAAAAATGAAGACAATAGTTATAATTTAAAATTTAATTACAACCTGTCAAATGATATTGACCTATTTCATATTGGAGACATCTGCTGGGGGTGCGTTAACAGTAATAGTCCGATAGTTTCATGGTTTCGTATTACAAATGTAGCTACATCTGTGAACACGATCACTGTTGTAATGTATCCAAATGAAGATGTTCCGGGAGGCGTTAATTACGAGCCTATGCCTCAAATGCTTGTATCTGTTTACGGAAATGCTGACATTGAAGATTTAGAACGGTCCAGAAATTTTAAATTCGATATAAGAAAACAAAGTATGTTATTCTTATCGAATATACACAAGCCGATATTGGAGGACTACAACTACTCAATCAGCATCGGCAGATTTCCCCGTACCAAGGCACTTGAAAAGCTGCCGATTTCCGAGAATGAGACAGGCGTCATGGCACAGACGGTCATTGCCGAGAAATTCTACCAACTCGACCACAACGGTGATGTCGTTCCCAACAAGGTAGACCGGGGCGTCTGGTCGCTGGAAACGGCCCAGA